ACGGCGCCATCGCGTAGGCATAGGGGATCCACGGTGAGCCAGAACGCCTCAAGCGAATTGCCCTCTAGGTCTACGTTGTCCGTGTTCGCCTCAAATGTTGGCGGCGGATCTTTCAGCTCGGAGCGTGATAGCACCCCAGCGAACCCTTCCAGGCCAGCCCTGAAGAAGTCGCTGAACACAGCGCGACCCAATCGTCCTTCGTAGGCAGTAGGTGGCTCGGCTGGTTCGGCTGGTAAGTATTTACGCTTGATCTCATCACCCTTGAGACAATGCCAGGCGTCATAGGCACGCTCTAGGTCATCACGGTGCTCCTTCAGCACCGGATGCTGAAACGATGGCAGCCGGGGGTCAGTTCCAGGATGACTCGACTTCACCAGCGCCTACGATTAGCCTGCTACTGGAGCTTTCCGGCCTGGCTATAGCTTTACCGCTCTAGGGTGTGGCTTGCGCTGATTACGGCCAAACAGCGACGGCTGGACAACTGGGGAAGCTGCGGGCCTGGGCTGGCGTGGGCTGCGGGCCTTGGGCGCTGGGGGTGTGGCCACCACGTCAATACCAAGCATCCCCTGGCGGAACTGCTGCAGGGTCTTGCCGCGCAGCTGGGCCTTCAAGCGGTTGTGAAACTGGATGATCGGCCCTGATGGGTAGCTCCTCTTGAACGGATCGGCAGCCCATCGCTCCAGCAAGCCACGGTCAGCGAGTCGCAGGTTGTTAAATGCCTGTTCAGTCAGGCGGAACAACGCCGGGGCAAGGCTTTCGTCCACGGCCTGGGGTTGGTGATCGCTGAACAGGGTGATTTCGTCCTCAAGCTCTACGGTGCCGACCATGGCGCCCATCATTTCGGTGATCTCGGACTCGGCAAAAGCGGGGATGGCCTCTACGATCTGGGCCAGGGTCAAGCCTTCGGCCAGCAACCGGCGCACCTTTGGGTAGTGCTCGCGCCACTTGCTAGGCATTTTTACGTCATATCCGTGATCTCTGATGTAGTGCTTGATCTCCCCTTCGATGTACTGGCAGACGCAGGTAGAGATGGCATACGGGCGACCGGTGCCAGTGTTGATACGGGTGGGGTCGTAGCGTCGGCAGCCATTGACAAGCCCTAACAACGCGGGGCCGATGAAGTCGTCATAGGGGCGACCACAAAGCCTTGCCCACTTGTTGGCAGCTTTGCGGGCGAGGCCTTGGTTTTCAGTGATCAACCGCTCGGATAGCTCGGTACGGGGCGGGCTGCCGGGCTTGACTGGCTGTTCTAGGGGTTCTCCTTCACGAACAGCTCGCCGCGATCGAGTAGTACGACGTGGGCGGGGGTCAGGTGGATCCTCACCGCCGGCGATGGCGCCGTCCAGCTCCCCCCGAAGCGGAACAGCTCCAGGTGGCTCCCCTGCGACGACTGGCGAAGACGCCATGTCCCCGCCACCGGCTTGCCGATCAGTTGGGACAAGGGAGCCTTCGGGAGCTTCAGGGTTGTCATTGGTGGGCCGTGGTTGCGGGTTGAGGATGGTGGTCATTACTGCAGAAGGGGACCAAATGTCAATATCAGGATGGCAAGGGATTGAAGGTAGAAGCAAATCCTAAAAGTCTGGTTTTGGTTTCGTAGTTTTTCAAATTCCGCCTTAAGTTCTTCGGGCATGGCCACTTTGGTTTCCATTGATTCAGGGGTGTCCATGGGTTCGGGTGGTTGGTGGGTGGTCATCGGAAGCCGGGGATAGGCGATCGCCTTGGCACCGGCTCCCGTGGTGGCGGGGCGGCAACGCCGTGGCCGTAGGTGGCGGTGGTGATCCGCATCGGGCCGGTGCTCGCGCAGAAGTTCAGAGCCTGCGTGGTTTCATCCACGAGGTCATCAAAGGTGCCTGATGGGAAGGCCATCACCTGTCCCACGTACTCGCTTAGCCATGGGGAATGACGCGGCAGGAATACACGGCCCTGGCGGAACATCACTGAAGCGGCCTCAGCCCGTGCCACCTTACCGCCGAGGGGGTTGACGGCATGGACGGCATAGGCAGCCTCGCGCTTGAGTGTGTCGATTATCGCTGGGCCGTTAGCCTTGTCTTCGATCAGCAGCTCATTGAATTTCCACACCGGCTGCAGGCGGCGCAGCATGTCGAGAGTGTCGGTAAAGCCCATGCGGCGGTTCACCTGATCGACCCGGAACATGCCCTCCTGGGTCTGAAGCCAGAGGCCGATGCCCACCATGTCGGAACCGGCAGAGTCCTTAAAGGTGGCGTCCACTGAGGCCAGCTTGCGGATGCCGTACTCGGGAAGCAGCACATCGCCCTCCTGGGCCTGCTGTCCGGGCAGCACGTAGAACCGCAGGGTGTCGCGACTGAAGATTGTTCCGGCGCTTTCGGTGGGGGCCTGCTGGTAGATCGCTTCCCAGTCCCGACGGGGGGTGTTGGCCCGCTTGCGCTCAATCCATGCCTCATCAAACCGGGTCGGGTCGAGGGCCTGGCCAGGGGGCCGGTCATCCTGCTCGCGGGTGACTGTGCGCGGGAGGGGCTTGATCGCATTGGCAGGGGTGGCCTCGATCGGCATAGACACCACATGCCAGGGCTCGCACTGGGCCTCAAGGCCCTCTTTCTCCAGTTCCTCGCTCTTGGCCAGCAGGTAACCGATCAGGTCGTTGCTGTGCCAACGGGTGTGAACGATGACCACGGCGTTGCCCGGTTCCTCCCGTGTGCTCAGCACCGAATCCCACCATGAATGAACCTGACGGCGCCAGGCGGCGGAATCGGCCATCTCGCGGGACTTGATCGGGTCGTCTACCACGATCAGATCACCAGGGTTGCCGGTGCCTCCGCCTACACCAGCAGTCCACAGGCCACCAATGCCGGATGTGCCCCACTTCTTGACGCCTCCTGATGTGGGCGAGAGGGCGCCACCGGAGGCGGTGAAGTAGTCGCGGGCATCCTGGGAGAAGCCCTCGGCAAGGGTGGCGGTGTGGCAGCCGATGCCAACCGATCGGTTCGGGTAGCGGCGCAGAAAGTAGCCGGGAAGGAAGATCGAGAAGACGGTGGACTTGTAATGGCGCGGGGGAAGCTCCACCATCAAGCGGCGCAGCTCACCATCGGCGACACGCTGGCCCAGAGCGACCAGTCGGTAGGTGTGCGGGCTCCAGGGGAATGATGGGCAGACTTCCCTGATGTAGGCCTCAAAGCTGCCGACGATGGGTGCCTGGGGGTTGCTCGTTGAAACCGGCGGCTTCAGGACGTGGCCAGAGCGGGTGCCGCAGATCGTCATGAGCAGAGCTGCGCCAGCCGGGCAGCGGTGTTGATTGCGCCTAGGGCAATATGCAACTGGCCAGCCTTGCGGGCTTCAAGCTGCAAGGTCGAGCATTGGGCCAGCAGATCAGCAATCATCTGCGGGCGCTCCATGTCCCAATCAGAGGCAAGCTGATCACGGGCAATGGCTAGGTAGTTGTCAGCGGTGCGACTGCTTACCCCCCAGTTTTTTGAAGCGTACTGAAGGCAGTCCGAGCGGCGGCCACCATTGGCGATAATGCGAGCGAAGCGTGCTGCGCGTTCAATGGTCTGTGCCTGGGTGCTGCCTTTAGCTGCCATTGTTCAAATCGGCTCAGGTTTTCCGGTTGGCCTTTCAATCACCCATCCCGCAAAATCTCCAAACTTGAACCACAAATAGGAATCGCCACCAAGCTGGTTTTCTAGGATTGGGCGCTGCACGCCAGATAGGCTCAATTCTTTTTCGACAATCTCTTCAGAAGCAACACCGGCGGAACGTTTCCCAGCAAGGGTTAGCCGGTAGAAAACGGTGCTCAAGTATCCGCCGACCGGCTCCAGCTTGTCAAAAACGATAATCGCGCCACCGGGTCGGCAGGCCAAGCGAAGGCGATTCATTAGTTGAATTCGTTTCCGAGGCTCTATAAACATCAGTGTCAGGAAGACCACGGCGAGATCAAAGGCTTCGTACTCAATCTCCTCCGCCTTGCCGCAGACGATTTCGCCAGGGGCCTCGTATCGTTTGACCATCTCAGCCGAAGGTTCGATGCCGATAAGCCTGGCATTGCGGTCGATCAGCACCGGAGCGATGGCGCGGCCGATGTTGCCTGTCGCTGCCCCGAGGTCGTAGACCAGCCCGCCCTCCGGTATGTAGTGGCGCGCAATGTGGGTGATTGCGTTAGTCGCCAGGTCGTACCAGGGCAGCTGCTCCCTCACATGGCGGTCGAAGCCTGCGGCGACGCCCGCTGTCTCGAAGGTCCAGTTGCTGGGGATGTCCATGATCAGAGCCTGTCGAGAATCTCGGTGGCGATCGTCCCGGCGATCCGGGGCATCATCAGGGGCGGCACGGCGCGGCCGATCCGCTCCCAGCGCTGAGTGAAGTTGCCGGTCAAATCGAAGTCGTCGGGGAAGCCGCCAATCCGCCGCAGCTCCTGAAGCGTCAAGGTCCGAGGCTCGGCCCAGTGGTAAAGCTGCTGCATGCCCTGCGTGATCGTGTTCGCCTGACGGTGCGGCGATTGCTTGACGTGCGTCAGGAAGCTGTTCTTCCCTGTCAGCTTCTTGCACGCTTTTGAGAGTGCGGTGCCAGGCTCCGTCGCGAGCCAGTAGCGGTGCCTATCGGTCCCAGGCTTAAGCCGCTTTGCCTCGCCGCTGGCCGGCAATCCCTCGACCGACTCGCCAACGGTGTAGCGGTAGGGCAGCGGTGACGGGTGAACCGGTTCCAGCCCGAGATCCTCTCGCACACCAACGAAGATGGTTCGCTGCCGCATCTGCGGAACGCCGAGCCACTGGGCGTCAAGCACCCGGCAGCTCACCCGGTAGCCGGGCTCCCGCAGTGCCGCCAGGATCCGCTTGAAGTAGCCCTTCGCTGTTCCCTTCACCAGGCCACTGACGTTCTCAGCCACAAAAACCTTCGGCCGGATCCCGTCGATCAGCCGGACGTACTCGAAAAACAAATCATCAACCCGCTGCGCCTTGTCGCTGTAAGCCTTGACCTTGCCCCATCCAGCTTCACGCTTCCCTGCTGTCGAGAACGCTGAGCACGGCGGTGATCCATCGAGCAAGTCCAGCTCGCCGCGCTCAACGCCCGCCTTCTCCATCACGTCTTCTGGCTTGACTTCCCGAATGTCCCGCGTGTCGAGGTAGCTCTTTGGGTGGTTCGCCTTGTAGGTCCGCTGCGCTTCTTCGATGAACTCGTTGGCATAGACCACTCGGTAGCCCGCCATTCGGTAGCCCAGGCATGAGCCACCGCAGCCGCTGAAGGTCGAAGCAACCCGGTATCCGTTCCACGGCAGAGCCTCGATCTCGGCCATTGACGGCACCCGGTAAGGCGGCTTCGTCATTTCGGCTTGCCGCTCCACTCGTAGCCGCACGACGGGCAACGGTGATCGGTTCCGATGTCATCGTCCACTTCAGGAAAATCCTCAGGTGGAAGTTGCTCGGCAACTTGTTGTTCACCTCCACCTAGGATCGCCTCTAAGTCTTCCGGCTCAAACCATGGCGTTATGTCGTGCGTCTCGCTTAGCTGCTGCAGCATCAGCCCGTCCCACTCGCTGAGATCGCTGGTGCGGTTGTCGGCCAAAGCTAGGCCGATCTTCTGCTCCTCTGTCAGCCCCGTGCGCCGCACGGCAACGATCTCGTCACCTTCGGTTTCGATGATCCGCACCTTGCTGATACCTGCGGCTTTGGCCCCCTCGACGGTGCCATTGCCGGCGAGGATCCTTCCGTCCTCGTCAATCACGATGCTGCGGGCAGCACCAAACCGCTGCAGCGACTCCTGAATCAGGGAGGCTGAGCGGTCGGTGCGCTTCCGGGCGTTGCGGGGGTCAGACTTGAGATCCCTGAGGGTTACCAAGGGGCAGGCCTCTATGATTGTAGAAAGTCTAAGCCATTATTGCATATTGGGAAGAGCAATGCAGGAAATGTATCGGCCAGGGTCATGCACGCCCCCAAAACGTACGGACCATGGCGCGGCGACAGGCCATCGTCACAGCAGCCTCACCGTGTTCTGCCGCGATGCGGGTCCATCCCTGCTGGCCGGCCATGACGGCAAACCCCCGGCTCACGCGAGACAGGAATTCCCACCCTTCCCCCTCGATGCGGTCGGCCGCTTGCCCGCCGCGGCGCCGA